ATTGAAACCTGTACCTTATTATTACTAAACCAGACCCGCCACCACCGGAAGGTTGATTTCTACCACCACCGCCGCCGCTGCCTGTATTTGCTGTTCCGTTTGGAGCATTACAACCACCGGGTCCACCACCACCAGATCCACCAGCTCCACCAGTACCAGGAAAATCAATACCGCCACCACCACCACCGGCACGTGTGACTGCACTAGCATTAATACTACTTGCTAAACCATTTCCCCCAGCTGCTCCTCGAGGGCCTACTCCATTTTCTCCTGCAACACCGGCTCCACCGCCACCGCCGCCACCAAAATAAGGTCCAAGAGATCCACAACCGCCACCACCGCCGGCAAAACCTTGAGGAGGACTAACTGGAGGTGAGTTACCTGCACCACCTGCGCCAGTACCTGAACCACCGCCGCCCGGAGCTGTGTAACCAGACCCACCACCTGAACCACCAGCAACTCCAACTCTCGAAGATGGGTTAGATGAACCAGCACCACCTCCTGCTGAAGTTATAGAAGAAAAAACTGAATTTGAACCATTTGAACCATTTACCCTGTTGCCTGGGTTTGCTGTCGTAGGAGATGCTCCACCACCTACTGTAATTGGATAACCTTGAGCTGCAACTGGTAAAACCGCTGCTCCTAAAGGAGAGGGTCCTGCTGAATAACAACCAGACGCTGTCCCATTTGAAAATCTATACCCACCAGCTCCACCACCACCAGAGTTTGCTGTTGCACCTGCTGCACCACCAGCTATTACTAAATAATCTACCGTTTCTGATCCTGATGCATTACCTACTTTGTTAACTGTAAATGTTGCGGACCCTGTAAATGTATGAATTTTAAAATCTCCAGAAGTAGTTACTGTTCCACCAGAAGCACATATAAAACTTGGGCCTCCACCTCCAGCACCAAATCCTAAGACTTGATAACCAAAAGATTTACCTTTTCTAGTTTGGATATTTTTTGTGTTCTTACCTGAGGTAAGTTTATTTTTAATGTCTCTCATATCTAAATTCCTTATGCGTCGTTAGCTGCATCAGTAGTATAGAATATTTTAATACCTAGAACTCTTGCGTCGGCACTAAATGAATCTCCACCTGCGTTTGCATCTCTAAATAATTGAAAGTAAGTTAGTTGATCAACTGCTGGAGAACCTGCAATTGTGATTGCAGAACTTTCTGCTGAAACCTGTTGATCTTCTACAGTTCCTATACCAGCATCTGTAATATTAATTGCTGTTCCATAAGCAATATCAATAGTGTCACTATCACCACAAGAAACTGCTTGTAAACCAAATATACAGTTTCCTGTATTAGTAGAAGCCGGTGTCCAGTATACTTGATAAGTCACAGTACCTTCATTCCAAGATTTTGGAAAGGCTACTGAAAATTGTGCAAATTCATCTGTACCTGCATCAAAATCCAATACTTTTAAATCTGGTCTTGTTGCTGTTGTTTCAACTTGTACTGCTTCTGCTGGGTTAGTTGTAGCTCCATACATTGCTGCGGCTGGAACCCACATAGTTTCTTTACCTACAAATTTAATAACATTACCCTTCGCTAGTGCATTACCACTTCCATTAGGTAAAATATTAATGTTTCCGTTAGAACCGTCTGTAATTGTAATCGTACCTGAGTTCGTACCTGAGTTTGTATCTAAAACTAAATCGTATGGACCACTTGTAGTAAGTGTTGCGGTTGTAGACCCTGAACCAAAAACTGTTTCTCCAGTTCCTTTTGGTTTAATATTTATCCCAACGTTAGTTTCACCTGTTGCTGAAATAGTTGGTCCTGATCCACTAGCTGCGTTAGCTATTGTAAATTCATTTACTGCTGAACCTGTAGCCGTTAAAAGTAATAATTCATTTCCATTAGTGTCTGCAATTTTTGTTCCAATTACTGGACTAGTTAAAGTTTTGTTTGTTAAAGTTTCTGTTCCAGTAAGTGTTACTTCATTATCTTCACCTAATGCCGCTTCAAAAACTCCAGTGTTTGTTGCAACACCATCAAGATAAATAAGTTTATATCCTTTGTCTGTTGCTGAAAAAGTAACTGTTGCTCCTGAACCAGATGCTGCTTTTAATTGTACTGTGTATGCACCTGATGTACCATTTTTAATAATGTAAAAAGTTTCTGTAAGTAAAGGGAAAGTTACAATTCTGTTTCCAGATATTGATCCAGTTAACTCTATAACTCTTTGTTGAGCAGTACCTGTTAAAGCACCATCTGCTATTGTTAAAGCTGTAGTTCCTGCACCACCGGCAATAGAAACCTGTAGAACACCACCCGTAAGTTGTTCGATAAGACTTAAGTTAGCGTTAGTTTTTGTTCCCCAGCTACCAGCGTTTTCGCCGGTTGCCATTAGTTCTAGACCGAGATCCGTAAATGTTGATGCCATAATTTTGTTCTCCTATTAAGCTGCGTGGTTAACGTCTGTATATGATGTATTGCCTGTAATGTCAACATCAACATATCCAATTGTTCCTAAACCTACAGTGTTTAAACTAACAGTAATCGATTGTCCTGTCAATCCCACTGTTATATTTGTTGGATTCATTGCTCCTACATCTGCTTCAAAAGCTAACCCAGTTATACCTACTACATCTGCAGGACTAATAGAACCTATTGCACCTTTTAAAACTACTCCTGTTAAATCAACTAACTCAGTAGAACCTACATTTAGTGATGCAACTACTGCTGTTGTTGTTAAACCAGTTAATGCTGCAATTGTATTTGGTGCAGCTACTACGGATCCTACATCAGCTTCTATTGTTAAACTTGCTAAACCTTGACTATGATCAGTACCATTAGAAAAACCTAAAGTACCTATCCCTGCACCTATTGTTCCAGGTGAAGAAATAGCAAATACCATATCAAACGTTGGTGCTATTGATCCTACTTCTGCGGATAAAACTTGACCAGTTGGTACAATTATACTTTCAACATTAAATGTAAATGGGTCACCCCATTGTCCATTACCAAATGAATTTATTCCCCAACCCTCTGGCCCAAGAGAAGCTGACATTGATAAACCATCTATTAAAACAGTTGTAGTATTTTGTCCCCAGTTACCTGTACCCCATTGATCTCTACCCCAACCTTCTTCAGATTGTGCATAAGGTAGTTCCCCTAATGCTGTAGATATATTAAAACCAGTAAGTGAAACTACAGGACTAAAACTATCACCATAAGGAGCAGTACCCCATGAAGAGTTACCCCAACCTTGTTCGGATGAAGCAACTATTGAACCTATTTCTGAAGACATTGTTACTCCAGTTACAGGAACATTAAGAGTATCTTGTTGACCAAAACTAAGTTTTCCCCACGTAAGCATTCCCCAAGAATCAGAGTCTACGGTGTTTGCTTGTCCACCCATACCCGAGTGGTTGGTACAATAATAATAAAGTTGTGGTGCACTAGCAGCTACTGCTATTTGAGTAAATGCTCCTGCTTGTCCGGGTACTCCATTAGTAGTTACACCTGTAGTATATTCGGACCCACCACCATGTGTACCATTACTTGTTGTTGAAAATCTAAAAGGGTGATTGTCGTTAGTACTGTCTGATTGATCAAATTTATAAGTATAACCTTCGGCAAGATTTAAAGTGAGTTGTCTAACACCATCAATAAAATAATAATTGGCACCACCAACATTTGCAACTGTTACTGTGTAAATTTTAATAGCCATAAGGAAAAAACCCCTATGCTGTTAGTCTCAGAATAGCAGATGATGCGTCGTTAGTTGGAAATTGAATTGTAAACGTTCCTGAAGAAACAGTTTTATTTCCACCGAAAGCTACAACACATACAGCTTCAGTAGTATTAGAACCACCGTTAGCTTGTGTATTATAAATTAAACAACCGTTAGCTGTAAAGGATGCTGAAGTAAAAGATGTGTCAGAAAAATCTGTAAACGCTGTTGTAGATGTTAAACCAACACCAGTATTTACTAAAGTATTTCCACCTGTTGAATAACCATTACCATTAGCTACTTCATTTGTATTTGCGTAATCTGTAGTTGTTGCATTTAAAGTTGCTTGGTCTGTAAATAATGCTAATTTAAAAGTGTCTCCACCTGATCCGTTAGCATCAAAATCATGATACCCTTGAAATAATTCTTTTTTAAAACTTGAACATACTGCTGATGCGATTGTCATAATATTTATCTCCTAATTTTTTATGGCGAAGGTGATTTAACTTGTATCCTAACGGTTCCGTCAGTGTAGTCGTCTCGTCTTCTTCTCCCCAGTTGCATTCCTGCAAACTGTTGTATGCTTGTTTTATATTTATTTTCATACAATGTCAACATATCCATTGGACCTTTTAAAAATCCGTAAGCTTCTACTAGAGTAGCATATAATATGATTTGAGGCATGTAATTACTGATATAAGTTGTTGTATTTGCACCTGATAACCCAGCCGGTCTCTTGTTGTAGTACATTCTAAATTTATAATTAGCATCAGGTGTAGGAGCTAAATACAGCCCTCCTGAAGTGGTATCTGTTAAAGCTGTTGCCCCACCAAACATTGCATAGTACTTAGGCAATCCAGTAACGCTCT